TTACAATTTGATTAGACCAGATTCAAGTGAAATTGAGCAATCTTTTGAGTTATTCCCCGGATATGATAATTTAACCACCGATTTGAATGGTGATGGTTATCTTGATGTTGTTGACGTATCTAAAAATAGTGGAAAGTCTGATGTCTTTGTACCAGCAAGTGTAAATGGAGAATTCTTAGAGTATGAGTATACTGCAAGTGATCTTGGATTCTTTAGTGGATATAGAATTAAAATAGTCATGTCTGGAACAGATCAAGCAAATCCACCACTTATTAAAGATTTGAGGTCGATTGCATTAGTATGATACCAGTAGAGGGAAACCCTCATCTTTTCAGAGATGAGGGTAGTGGTGCTATAATAAATTGTGATAAAGTATCATATGAACAACATTTGATATCGAAACAAAAAAGAGAATTGCAAAAAAAGGAAATAGATCATTTAAAAGATGAAATTTCCGAAATCAAATCTCTACTGAAGGAGTTAATGAACCAAAATGGATCCATCAAAAATTAATTTAGAAAGTTTTGCAAAATTATTTGAATACGAAAAACTAGCAAGAGAAGTTGATCAATGTGAAGATATTGAGCGTTTAAAGATAATTACTAAATCATATATAAAACTTTATTTTGCACAACAGGAAGCAGTAGCATCTTTGGGTATTAGCCCATAATATAAATAAAGAGTAGAGGTAATTTTTTATAAATGGCTGCAGTATATGTTAGCAATCTAGTTGTTAATGCTGGGACTGATTTTGCTCAGACTTTTACTTTAGAAGATACTGATTCGAATTCAGCATATGATCTGACTAATGCTACAGTTTCCGCACAAATGAGGAAACATTCTGGTAGCTCTACTGCTGTCGATTTTACTACATCCATTGTGATTCCAAAAACTTCTGGTCAAATAATACTTGCATTAACTGATGCACAAACTGCGGATATAAAACCTGGAAGGTATATTTATGATGTTGTGATTGAAATCGCATCTACTAAAACTAGAGTTGTTGAAGGAATGGTTTTAGTTAGAGAGGGGGTTACTAGGTAATGTCTGTAAGAGTTAGTACTACGACTAGTAATGTTTCTGTTAGGGTAGGGCAGGAAAATGCGGTTAAGGTTTTATCCAGTTCATCTTCTGGATCTGAGTACGCAATAAATGCTGGGACCTCTTCAAATGTAATAGGAGGTATAGCTTCAGTAACACAACTTAGTGTAAGTGGTATTACAACATTATCATCATTAACTGTTAACGATTTAACTACTCTTAATTCAATAAACGTAGAAGGTGACTTAACAGTTTCTAATGGTCGTGTTTATTTTCCATATCTTGAAGAATATGGATCAGTTTTATATCTTGGAGATGGGTTTGCTTTAGAATCTACAGAATCGTCATCATCACCACAATTAGTAGAATCAAATTTAATACTATCAACAAATGAATCAGGACTACCATCCTGGTCAAATACCATCGATGGGGGTACGTACTGATGGCTAAACCAGCAACTAGACAACAGTTAATTGATTATTGTCTTAGAAGACTTGGTGCTCCTGTATTGGAAATAAACGTAGATGATGATCAAATAGATGATTTAGTCGATGATGCTCTTCAGTATTTTCAAGAACGTCATTTTGATGGCGTTGAAAGAATGTATTTGAAATATAAAATTACTCAGGAAGATCTGGATAGAGGCAGAGCTAAAAATACAGATGGTGTTGGAATTGTAACCACTACAGCAACATCGACCAGTATTAGTGGAATTGGATCTATAACTTCAAATTTTTACGAAAATTCTAATTTTATACAAATTCCAGACTCTGTAATTGGTATTGAAAAAGTATTTAAGTTTGATACCAGTTCAATATCTGGTGGAATGTTTAGTATTAAATACCAATTATTCTTAAATGACTTATATTATTTCAATTCTGTCGAATTACTTCAATATTCTATGGTTAAGAGTTATCTTGAAGATATTGATCACCTTTTAACTACAGATAAGCAACTTAGATATAATAAGAGGCAGGATAGGCTATATTTGGATATTGATTGGGGATCACAGTCATTAGATACATATTTTGTTATTGATTGCTATAGAATTTTAGATCCAGATACTTTCACTGGTGTTTATAATGATAGTTTCTTGAAGATGTATTTAACAGCATTGATTAAGCGTCAGTGGGGACAAAACTTGATTAAGTTTAGAGGAGTTAAGCTTCCTGGCGGAATTGAACTCAATGGAAGAGAAATATATGACGATGCAGAAAGAGAATTGGAATCCATAAGACAGAGGATGAATATGGATTATGAATTACCACCCTTCGATCTTATTGGATAATGGCGTTAAATCCCTTCTTTTTACAAGGTTCTCCTGGAGAACAAAGATTGATACAAGAGCTCATAAATGAGCAACTTAAAATTTTTGGTGTGGAAGTAATTTATATACCAAGAAAATTTGTAAGAAGAGAAAGTATCATTGAAGAAGTTACAACATCAAAATTTGATGATAATTTTGGTATTGAAGCATACATCAATAATTATGAGGGTTACGGTGGAGCTGGAGATGTTCTCACCAAGTTTGGGATGAGCTTGAGAGATGAATTAAGTCTTATCATTTCAAAAGAAAGATTTGAGGATTTTATTGGTTCTTTTCTGGACAATTTACCAGACAGTGAAACTGGAGGGGTAACTGCTAGACCTAGAGAAGGTGATGTAATCTATTTTCCTCTTGGTAAAAGATTATTTGAAGTAAAATTTGTTGAGCATGAGAAACCATTCTATCAACTAGGAAAAACTTATGTTTATGAACTTCAATGCGAACTCTTTGAATATGAAGATGAAATGGGTGGATGGGATAATCTCAATACAACCACAGATGAAATAGATTCTACGTTAGAGAACTTTGGTTATATTACATCACTGCAACTGTTTTCTTTTGGACAACAAGCAACAGGAACAGCAACTACTTCTACTGGATACATTAGAAGAGTAATATTATCAAATGACGGACATAATTATACAACAGTGCCAACCGTTTCTATCTCAGAAGCACCAGAAGGTGGAACAAATGCAACTGCTGTTGCTATTACAACTAGTATTCTTGGAACATATTCTATAAAAGAAATATTGCTCACAAATGCTGGTGCCGGTTATATAACTGTTCCAACAATTACAATAAGTGGTGGTGATGGTGTTGGAGCTGCTGCTACTTGCGAATTAGTTACCGCTTATGCAGGTATTGGAACTATAGGAATACAAACATTTGGGTCTGGATATCCCACCGCACCAACAATAACAGTTGGAGCACCAGGTCTTGGTATTGGAGTAACAGCATCAGCGATTGTTGGTGTAAATACGAATGGAATTACATCTCAGGTGTTTATTAGAGATGCTGGTATTGGATATACTCAAACCCCAACCATATCAATATCTTCTCCTCCAGTAGTAACTGGTATTGGCACATTCCAATTTAATGAAGTTGTTACAGGATCCATATCTGGTGCAAAAGGAAGAGTTAAAACCTGGGATAAGGACACAAATATCCTCAAAATTGGAACAACTGATGGTAAATTTGTTCGTGGTGATATTGTCGTTGGCGCAGCTTCTTCGGCAACTTATAGTGTACACTATGAGATAAGCGCCAAATTTACTGATAAATACGAACAGAATGATGAAATCGAACAAGAAGCGGATCTTATCGTAGATTTCACAGAATCAAATCCTTTTGGTAATTACTAATGTTAGGAACTTACTACTATCACCAAATTATAAGAAAAACCATAATTTCTTTTGGTACCATTTTTAATCAAATTTCCATCAAACATAAAGATGGTGATGGTGATATTTACAATGAATTAAGAGTTCCTTTGGCTTATGGACCAACACAAAAATTTCTTGCCCGTATTGATCAACAAGGAGACTTGAACAAACCAGTTCAAATAACTCTTCCAAGAATGTCATTTGAGATGACTTCTATTCAATATGATTCTTCAAGAAAAGTTGGAGTTACTCAAACTTTTAAAGCTTCTGATGGAACTAACCTTAAGAAGGTATTCATGCCGGTTCCATACAATATTGGATTCGAATTAAATATCCTTTGCAAATTAAATGATGACGCCCTACAAATAGTTGAACAAATTTTACCATACTTTCAACCATCATTCAATCTGAGTGTTGATCTTGTAGAGTCTATTGGAGAGAAAAGAGACATTCCACTAACATTAGACAATATTTCATTCCAAGATGATTATGAAGGAGATTTCTCTACTAGAAGAGCATTAATTTATACTTTAAACTTCACTGCTAAAACATATCTGTTTGGTCCTGTTGCAGACACAACAGATGGTCTCATCAAAAAAGTTCAAGTGGATTATCACTCTGGAGTTGATACGACAACTTCTAAGAGAGAAATGAGATATACAGTTGTTCCAGATCCTATCGATGCTGGTCCAGATGATGACTTTGGATTTAGTGGTGAATTAAGTTTCTTCCAGGATTCTAAGACTTATAGCCCAACACAACAAACTGATATCTAATAAGTATGTCCAATAACTTTGAAAAAATTGATGAGGCACTAAACGTGGAAAGTTCTATTGTAGAGGTAGATCATAAGTCTAGTCAGATTCAAGCATCTGCACCAAAGTCTGATGATATCAAAAAAGATTATGAGTACACAAGAGCAAACTTATACTCATTAATCGAAAAAGGTCAGGAAGCGATTAACGGAATCATGGAACTTGCCGGTGAGGGAGGAAGTCCAAGAGCATATGAAGTTGCTGGTCAGTTAATTAAAAGTGTTGCAGATACCACAGATAAATTAATTGATCTTCAGAAAAAATTGAAAGATGTTGAGGAAGATGTTGGTAATAAAGCACCTAATTCTGTTACCAATAATGCAGTGTTTGTCGGATCAACGTCAGAACTTCAAAAGTTACTCAAACAAGGTTTTCTAAATAGTAAGGAATAATTTAGTATTTTAATGTCCTGGTCTGAGAAATACAAGAAATCAATTGATTGTGATAACCCAAAAGGGTTTTCTCAGAGAGCTCATTGTCAGGGACGTAAGAAGAAACTTGCTGAAGAAGGTCTTCGTGATTGGTTTGGTAAGTCTAAGTCAAAGGATGGTAAAAAAGGTTGGGTAAATGTAGTCACAGGTGACTCATGTGCTAGCGACAAACCAGGTGAAGGTATTCCAAAATGTGTTTCTTCTGCTAAAAGGGCAAGTATGTCTAAGAAAGAGAGACTTGCTGCTCAACGTGCAAAAAGAAGAGAAGATCCCGAACAACAAGAAAAGTCTGGTGCATCTAAACCAACCATGGTAAAAACTGATAGACAGGTAAGGAAAGAGGAAATGGAAGTTACTGAGGCAAAAGACAAACCAGGAAAAGGTAGTGGTAAAAAAGATGCCTGCTATAATAAAGTAAAAGCAAGGTATGATGTTTGGCCAAGTGCTTATGCTTCTGGCGCTTTAGTTAAGTGCCGTAAAGTAGGTGCTGCTAATTGGGGAACCAAGAGTGAAGAAACCATCAATGAGCGTGGTGACTTCTGGCATCCAGATCCCGAAAAAGATAGAAGACTTGGTGGTCCTGGTCCAAACCAGCGTGCTCGTGAAGATGGTCGTTCATCATCTCCACAAAGAAAACCAGACTACAGCAATAGACTGAAACCTGGTGAGTCCTACATGGATTTTGCTAAGCGTAAGCAAGCAGAGCGTACAAGAAAAGAAGAAAAGGACCACGAGTACTCAATGGCTCGTTCGGAAATTTCCACAGTCATTGCTGCAGCAAAAAGACTGAAGAAAAAAATGGGTAAAGGTGAGGGTAATCTTGAGGCATGGGTCCAGTCCAAGATCACAAAAGCGGCAGATTACTTAGACACTGCTGCAGATTATGTTGATAGTGGTGAGCATAACGAATCGGTCAAAATTGAAGATGCTAATGGAAAAGCATTTGCAGAGGTTATTGATATCATTGGTCCAGATCAATTCGAACCAGTAGTTGAAGCAAAGAAAAATGGTGATCCATGTTGGGTTGGTTATAAGCAAGTTGGAATGAAAAAGAAAGGTGGAAAAATGGTTCCAAACTGTGTAAAGGAATCATTCACTATTGATAAAGATGCTCATAATAAATTAAAGAGAAGAGAAAAAATTAGAACGCTTGCTAATGTCGGTGTTGGTGGTGAAAGAGATGTTGCAAAGAGTAAGTTAGGAAAAACAGCAGAACTTCCTAGCGTAAAGAAAGAAGAAAAAACTTTCAGTCAGTTTATGGAAGACTGGCAAAAGGTAAATAAATCAGATAAGACCGATGGTATGAGTCAGAAAGCAGTTGATACTTATCGCCGTGAGAACCCAGGTTCCAAACTTAAGACTGCTGTAACTGGTGATCCAAAACCAGGCAGTAAGGATGCTAAGCGTAGAAAGTCCTTCTGCTCCCGCTCTAAGGGGCAGCAAGACATGCATAACATCGATTGCTCTAAAACACCCGATAAAGCAATTTGCAAAGCCCGTCGTCGCTGGAAGTGCTGATCAATGAAAAGTTTTCAAGAATTTTTAACAGAAAGTATCACCATCAACGGTGACTTCAATGGAACCCTCAACGTTGGTGGTTCTCAACCAGAACAACCACAAGAATCTTTCTTTGCTGATGTTGTCTGGGAAGGAAAGATGTATCGTCTAGAAGTAGAAGGTGCAATGCTTTCCAAGAATGAACTCGCAGAACAAATTCAAGGAGAGTACCCTGGAGCGATTGTTCATCAGATCTATCCTGGTCAGGTAAATACTTCTAGAATCAAAAACGCACAAAGGTATCAACCAGAAAGACTAAGTTGGAGTGATTAATGGCTCAGTGGAATAAGAACACACAGGACTTTCTAAACCAAGAAAGATCCCTATTTGAGGTTTTCCAAATTGCTGACCACTGGGGTGAGCAGACAGACTGGAGACCCAATTTTTCATCAGCAAATAGACTAAAAGTATCTCCATATCAAACAGT